TCTCCGAGCGTGAATCTACCTGCAAGAGAGTTACGATGATCTGTAATAGAGTTATCGTTATCTCTTTGAATCTCTGGATTTGTATTGATTGCAATTCCTGAGTACTCATTTTCCATATACTGTTGCAATTTCTCTTGGGACATTGGCCATGCGGCTAATCCATCGTGCAAGAAATCGTTTGTAATGAAAAATGTCCAGTAATATATGGTTGTACCGTATAATCTTTGCGATACAATATCTGGTCTCTCGCCGTTTTTTACTGTGTAATACGTATATGTACTGAAGTTATCTGCAAATAATTGCAATGGACGAACAGAACGATAGATATTAACTACGTTCTGAAGTACACCACTACGATCGAAATCATATGATATTGTTGGAAATTGTTTAAAGAAACTCATGCTATTCTCCTGTTGCACCCGTACCGAGTGTTTTTACTGTATCTCTTGCAACGTTTCCAGTATATCTTACTGCCTCTTGTGCATCAACTTGTTCACCAACAACATGTCCATCGTTTTCTCTATCATCTGAATAGATAAATCCTGCACCTTCGCCGTAAAGATCATCTCTTGTAATTGCTCTGACTTCTTGGAAGGTAAGATTTAAATCTAATTCTGTTGGTGATGCACCAAGATCATCGTTCTTATGATATGCATTACCTGTTGAGTTTGCTGTTGCAACCATATTGGTAAGATAACATTGAATGATACGTGGTAGATATTTATTCTCTCTTTCTCCAATCATAAAACGAATTCTAAATGTTGGAGGATATTTCAGCGCTCCAGCACCTAAATTTTTAGGATACATGTACTTTCTAAATTGATTTTCTATTCTGTGGATGTCTCTTGCTTCTTCTGCAGAAGTAGGAATGAGTTTAAAATTAAATGCAAATGACCTAATCGTAACACCGTCGAAGTTCTGTGTAGTATATGGATTAACTACAAGGCCTGATTTGAGTTCGAATATTGTTGCAGCTTCGCCGAGTGCAGCACCAGCTTTTGTTTTGAATGCTTTTGTTACATTAGAAATCAGATCGGCTGTTGATGCTTTCTTATCTCCAGATAATCCCGCAGCTCTACCCACTCTTGACTGTGCAGCCGTAGTTGTTTGTGCTACTGCTCCAATAGCTCCCAAATTTACTGAATTATATGTTATACCATCTGATGCAGAAATAGCTGTTGGTATGAACATATGAACTTTAAAAAATTCTTGCTCTGCTCCGCTTGCTAAAGAAAATTCTACATGAGGAAATTCATCGCCTTCTTTGGCAATCATATCTCTGAGGTTTTGTGGGAATGTAATTATCATATGTTTTACCTTTATAAATAACCTATAATATTAATTAATTTATAGAACTATTTATATGGCTTACAAAGGTAGATACACAATTCAGAACAAAAAGAAATACCTCGGAGATCCTTCGAAGGTAATTTATCGTAGTTTATGGGAAAGACAAGCATTTAAATGGTGTGAATCGAATGGAAGAGTTAAATCGTGGAACTCTGAAGAGATTGTTATACCATATAAGTGCAAAACAGATGGCAAACTACATCGTTATTTCGTTGATATGTTAGTTGAATTAGCTAATGGAGATATTATATTGGTTGAAATTAAACCTAAAAAACAGACCGTTCCTCCAAAAAATCCAAAAAGAAAAACGAAGAAATACATTGACGAAGTTACTACTTATATTAAGAATACATCGAAATGGGAAGCTGCACAGCAGTATGCACAGCATAAAGGTTGGAAGTTTCAGGTGTGGACAGAAGATACTTTAAAGAATTTAGGTATCAAACTACTAAAATCTTGATATAAATAGTAGTATGGCAAGTTTATTCGATACATTACAGGCACAGGCATTTAGAGCAGGAGTAACTCCTCGTTCGAAAGAATCCTTAACATGGTTTCAAAATAATGTTAGAAAGCTTGGAGATGTTAATCAAAGAAAATTATTGAAAGATCCAGCGTTAGATGCTACTAAAAATCCTAAACCTGGTGATATGATGATGTATTTCTATGATCCTAAATTTAAACAAGAATTACCGTATTACGATAGATTTCCTCTTACATTGTTAGTAGAACCTGCAAAGGGTGGATTCTATGGACTTAACTTACATTATTTATCTCCTGGTGTGAGAGCCAGATTTCTCGATGAACTAATGGAATTAGCTCCAAAAACTATGAATGATACATCAAGATTAACACGTATGAGATATAGTTTATTAAGAGGAGTTAAGAAATATAAAGAATTTCAACCTTGTTTTAAGCATTATTTGATGGATCATGTCGAATCACAGATTGTAAGAGTACCAATGACCGAATGGCAGATTGCAATCTTTTTACCAACAGAACAGTTTAAGAAAGTTAAAGCACAATCAGTGTGGAGATATTCGAGGAAGGCGTACTCAACATGAGAAGTATAGACGATTTAAAGGCAACCATTTCAAAGAAGGGTGGAGTAGCATTTGCAAACAGATTTCAAGTATTCTTTCAGCCACCTGGAGCTTTAAACCTAAAGAATTTAATTAATAGTGATCCTAAAGCTTTAGTTGGGTCTTTAGCTAAGAATGCTATTGCAGGAGGAAAGCCTGCAAATATAATTCCTGATCCAAGAGATATAGCTATGCTATGCGAGTCAGTAAATTTACCAGGAAGACAGATTAGTACAATCGATTATCAAGCAGAAAGACAATCAATAAAAATTCCTTACGGAGTTATCAACGAAGATGTTACGATGTCTTTTATTTTAACAAATGATTATTATATGAAGAAATTATTTGATAATTGGATGTCTGGTATTTTCGATGTAGAAAGTTATAGAGTAGGATATAAAAAAGATTTTACAACTGATGTTATTATACAACAGTTAAATAAAAAGAATGTGCCGGTGTATGCTGTCAAATTGGAAGGAGCATTTCCAGTTAGTATGCAATCGATACAGTTGGATAGTAATAGTGAAAATACTATTCAAAAATTGAATGTGACTTTGAGTTACGAAAATTATGTACCAGAGGATATAGTAGATACAATTAAAAGTACTGTATCTACTATTGGCGCTGGACTTGGTATTTAATATAATAGGAGAAAATAATGGCTTTACCAAAGTTAAATAATGCACGGTACAGTACTGTGATCCCATCAACGGGTCAAGAAGTAGAATTTAGACCGTACTTAGTGAAAGAAGAAAAGATTTTAATGTTAGCATTAGAATCAAACGATCAAAAACAGATTTTAAAAGCTGTAGTTGATGTAATTAAATCATGTGTATATGATGATATTGATGAGAACAATCTTGCTATGGTTGATATCGAATCGTTATTTATTGCCTTAAGATCAAAATCTAGTGGAGAGAAAATTGATCTACAGGTTAAATGTACGGAATGCGATACTGCTAATGATGTAACGGTTGATTTTGAAGAGATTACTGTTCCTGAATTTGATGAAAAGAAAGGAACAATTATGTTAACAGATGAAGTTGGTTTAACATTACGTGTGCCATCTTATAAAGATGTTATAAAATCTCAATCAAGCGGTGAGGGTAATGATGTTGAATTAGCATTTAGCATGATGATCGATAGTATTGAAACTATTTTCGATGCTGATGGTGTATATAATGCAGCTGATGAAAAAAGATCAACTCTTGTCGAGTTTATTGACTCATTAAATAATGAGCAGTTTACTAAAGTTGGCGATTTCTTTACAGATATGCCACAACTACAATATGATGTAGAATTTGAATGTGCTAAATGTAAAGCAGAAAATAAGCATGAGATAAGAGGCTTACAAGGTTTTTTTACTTAGGCCTCTCACACGATAGCTTAGTTAATCATTTTAAGACTAACTTTGCTATGATACAGCACCATAATTGGAGCTTAACTGAATTAGACAATATGATGCCGTGGGAGAGGGAAATATACATAACGTTACTCTCTGAATGGATCAAAGAGGAAAACGAAAGAATTAAAAAAGAAAATAGGAAAATGCAATAATGGGAGAAGAAGAAATTAAAAAATCAGGACATCATCCTGCAGATACAAACGGAGATGGAAAAGTGTCTAAAAGAGAAGAAGAAATGTATCTCGAATTTAAACGTAAAGAGCTTGAAGATCAAGATGCAATGCGTGATGCTCAAAGAAAGATGGCTTGGTTTGCACTAGGCGGAATGTTGTTATATCCATTCGCTGTTGTATTGGCAGTACTAATGGGATTAGAATCAGCATCTAAGATCTTAGGAGATATGGCTGCGACATATTTTGTAGCTGTTGCAGGTATTGTTGCTGCATTCTTTGGTGCACAAGCATTCTCAGGAAAAAAATAGGAATAGGAAATGGCCGAA